CGCAAGCCATGCAACGATTGACGCATGGCATCAGCGGCAAGCCTTCTAGCACTAATCGACGCAGCTATCGAGGCCCTTCTAAACGGGAGGGTGTCTCAGTATACCATTGGCTCGCGGACCGTGACCAAGCTCGACCTAACGGCATTGATGGCCGAGCGAAAAGCGTTGCTCCATCAAGTCCAACGTGAAAGCGGATCGGGCGGTATCTCCCTCGGGCGAATCGTGGGGGGCCGTCGATGATTGAGCGATTTATCGATTCGGTAGTCTCGGCAGTTAGCCCCATCGCGGGATTGCGACGGCAGGCAGCACGCAAGGCCCTTGCTAGATCCTATCAAGGGGCCGAGCCATCGCGGGTAAGCAGCAATAGGCACCCGAAGAATCTACCAGCCGACCAAGAATTGATGGGGCCATTCGGGGCCGATAGGCTGCGGGCCGAGGCTAGGCGATTGGTTCGAGACAACAGCTACGCATGGGGCGTGGTAGACACAATTGTTTCTTCCGTCGTCGGTGCTGGCATCCAAGCCCAATCGACCTTTGAGACTCCCGAAGGCGATGACATCGAGGGCATCAACGACCTACGCGACAAGGCTTGGTCCGAATGGTCGGAAGTCGCGGACATCAACGGGCGTTTGACCCTTGAAGAAATCCAGATTATCGCCCTTCGCGAAATGGTCGAAGCGGGCGAAGTGCTTATCCGCATCGTCAATCTGCCATCGACCGAATACCGTGGAATCTCTCGACCGATTCCGATGGCCCTTGAGATCATCGAAGCCGACAGGCTAGCGACCGATCGAGATACATACACGCTTGGAATCGATCGCGGCGATGGTACTCGGGTAATTCGCGGGATCAAGGTCGACGAATCCGGCAAGCCCCTTGCCTACATGATCTATGACGATCATCCGCTACAGCCTTACGCAGTAAGCCGAACGCCAAAGGAAATCCCGGCCAGGGAAATCATTCACCTATTCAGGCAGGATCGAGTCGGGCAGACTCGCGGCGTTACTTGGTTTGCTCCAGCGTTGGCGTCGATTCGCGACCTCGGAACGTATCTCGACAACGAGCTCCAGGCCTCGGCAATCGCATCCTGTTTCACGGCAGCAATCAAGACCGAAACGCCATTGGGCAATCTATCCGATCCAGAGACCGGCAGCGGAATCGACAAGGCAGGCAATCGAGAGCGATACATCGAACCGGGCTTAATCTTTGATCTTAACCCAGGCGAATCGGTCGAGGTTATCAACCCGACGCGGCCAAACAACGCAGCGGGCGAATGGACCAAGGTTATTCTTCGAGGGATTGCGGTAGGGACCGGGCTAAGCTACGAGGTTGTAGCTCGGGACTATTCGCAGACCAGCTACAGTTCAAGCCGGACTAGCCAACTCGAAGACCGAAGGCGTTTTCGGATCATCCAGAAATACATCATTCGGCACCTCCTACAGCCTGTTTGGGATCGCTTTTGCGACGCAGCGACCAGAACTAGCCTCGACGGTTTCCCTTCGCCTATTGACCTACTAAGCGATCGCAGACGGTTTACCCCCGTTGAATGGCAGACACCTAAATGGGAATGGGTCGATCCAGGCGTTGAGCAACAGACCAGCGAATCGGGCATCAATTCGTTTACGGCAACCTACAGCGAAGTGCTTGGGGCTCAGGGTCTCAACTTCCGGACGGTGTTTTACCAACGGGCCAAAGAAAATCGGCTCCTTCAAAAGCTTGGTTTGCAAACGCCAGAGCAGACGCAGCTAGCGATTTCAGCGGCTCAGACGCAAGGGGCGGCAGGATCGCAACCAGCGACCGGCAGCGGCGAAATGATGGGGCTATCGACACTCCAATTCAATCGCAACCGCAAGGCCATTGCCAAGACCCTCGACGAGCTAGCTAGCGGCGTCATTAGCGAAGCGGCGGCTAGGGTTTTCCTGTCGTCGGTCGGCATGTCCGAAACGAGCGTACAGGCCCTAATCGACGACGCAAAAGACGGATCAGTGGACACGCTACCGGCTGAGGTGACGGCATGAACAAGCAGGACCTAACCAAGCGACGAAAAGAACTCGACGCAAGACGCCAAGCCAAGCCTATCGAGGGCGATTCGATCGTTCGCCAGTTCGGGACCGTGAAAGATGGCCGAGCGGTAATTGCGACAGAGACCCCGGTTATGGTCTACGACCAGGAACGCGGTTGGATCAAGCAAGTATTGTTGATGGATGGCGTTCGATTCCGCAACGACAAAAAGCAGTTGCCTATCGTCGATTCGCACAATGACAAAACAGTCCGCAATGTCTTCGGATCGATTCGCAACATCGTTATCGAGGGCGAAGAAATGCTTGGTTTGCCTGATTTCGCAAGCGATCCAGACTCGCAGGTTGTCGCGACAAGATACACCGAAGGTCATTTGAATGACTTCTCGATTGACGCACAGATTCTTGAGCGTCAATTCGTTCGAGAGGGCCAAACGTACACCACCCGACAAGGCAAGGTGATTGAGGGTCCAGCGGAAATCGTACTCCAATGGGAGCCTCATAACGCTTCGATCTGTGCAACGGGCGCGGATCCGAATTCTACTGTTAGACGGTCTTACGACCATGAAAGGGTTGAGAGAATGGACGAAAGCCTAATGGCAACGTTGAAGGATCTCGGGTTGCCTGAGGGCATGACCGACCTTGAACAGATTGTGATTTTCCTCGCAGGAAAAGCAGCGGGGCAATCCGGTTCTGACGCGGCTCCGATGGGGCAAGTCGAATCGATGGCTGACAAAGAACCCGAAGAGGCTATGCGGGCCGAGACCCCTCCTGCCGAAGACGCCGAAAAGAAAGTCGAGGCCGAAGTCGCAAGACAACTGAAGGCCCACGACGACCGACGCAAAACAATCGTTGCCCATTGTACGCTTGCGAAGCTTGAGCGAAGCTTTGCAGACGCTTTGGTTGACGATCCATCCGTGACAATTGAAATCGCTCAAGAAAGGATCATCCGAAAGATGGCTTCTCAACCACTAGGAGGGGCCGTCGAGGGCTCCAGTTTCAGCGTGACCGAAAGCGAACATGATAAGTTCATGGCTCAGGCTTCGGCGGGCTTGGTTCAGCGATGCTTCCAAGGCCAGATCAAGACTCAAAAGGCCCCTGACGTCCAAGGCTCGGAGCACTTCCGAAACCTCGGGCTCTATCGGCTTGCTGAGGCTTGCGTCCGACGAATGGGCGTCAATCCAGAACGACACAACAAAGGCGACGTTGTTCGTATCGCGATGGGACACCAAGGGACGATGGACCGATTCAACATTCGTCGATCCAACGACGTTTACCATACTAGCGGATCGTTCTCCAGCCTGCTTTTGGATGCGGCTAGCAAGACCCTCACGGCGTCTTACGTCGAGGCCCCATACACTTGGGACCAATGGGTAAGGCAAGCCCAGTCGGTTGACGACTTCAAAAACATCAACCGAATCAGTCTTGGCGAATCGCCAAACCTTGAGGTTGTCCCCGAAGGCAAGGACTACCCAGAGGGCAAGGTTGTCGACCAACGCAAGTCGTACAAGGTTGAGAAGTACGGTAAGGAATTTACCGTGACTTGGGAAACGGTTATCAACGACGACCTCGATGCCCTTTCTCGCATCCCAGCGATGCACGGATCGGCGGCTCGCAGGACGCAAGAAAAGGCGATCTACGACGTTTTCCTGTCGAATCCGACCATGCCCGACGGCGTGGCTCTTTTCTCGGCATCGCACGCATCCGGAACTAACCTTTCGGGCGGTGCTGGGGCTCCGGCCAAAGCGACCCTCGACAAAGCCTTTGAGGTAATGGGCAAGCAAAAGGGATTGTCTAGCGACGTTTTCCTCGGGCTTACCCCGTCGATCCTCTTGGTGCCTTTGGCCTACGCAGGGACAGCCTTGGAGCTTGTCAATTCGACGGCATCGGTCGAGAGCGAGAAGAATAGCGGCGTCTCGAACCTTTACGGTCGCGGCGGTGCTCGGCAGTTGCGGGTTGTTGCAAGTCCATACTTGGACGCCAACAGCTCTACCAACTGGTATGCAGTGGCCGATAACAGCCTTATCGATACGGTTGAAATCAGCTTCTTGAGTGGCGAAGAATCGCCAGTCTTGGAGTCGGATTACAACATCCGAAACGATTCGTACATCTACACGGTTCGCCAATCGTTCGCAGCAGCGGTTATCGAGCATCGCGGCATCTTCGCAAACCGTGCGTAGTGTCGATTGAAATCTAGCCCCTGGGCGATGCTTGGGGGCTTTTTTGGGACGGCAACAAAATTCACAAAACAGGAATATAAGAACATGGCAGGCATGCAAGACTTCAAACCGTACTTCGATGACTTCATCGGACCAGCGGTATCCATTCCGACTTCGGCCAATATCGCTACCCCTTGGACCGTGACGGTTACCGGGGCGGCTCCTCCTACGTCGCAGCGAAACAACGATCGTTTGGTATGCACGCTCACAAGTGCAAGCCAAATTCAGATCCTTGGCAACGCTCACGGCGATGCATTGGCGTTCGACATCGACGACGTTCAGAGCGTTGAAATGCGGGCTCGACTTGGGGCATCGACCTTTACGAGCGGCTCGATTCTGGTATTCGGTCTCGGGTCGGCTCGAAACGATACCGCCGACGACGTAGCGGCTAACGCTTGGTTTCGCATGGAAGGGGCCAACAGCACGACGCTTGTTTATGTCGAGACCGATGACGCGGTACGAGACAATAACGACGTTTCGACGGGCGTTACCCTTGGGACGACGTTCAAGAAGTTTGTTATCGACTTCCGAGGCGGTAAGAGCAACGTGCGGTTCTTTATCGACGGCGTCCAGGTCTGCAAGGACACGACGTTCGATATGTCGGCGTATACGGGAAGCTTCCAGCCGATTGTTCAACTCCAAAAAGCGGCGAACACAAACGCCGACGTTTTCGAGTTGGATTACATCGAGATCGATGGCAAGCGAGCCTAATCCGTGACCCTTCACGATACCATCATCGAGGATGCCAAGAACGTCTTCGCCAACCCGCAAGACTTCGCAGAACCGATCGTTTACTACAAAAGAAACGGTCGGTCGAGGAAGATCAACGCGGTGGTTGTGCGGGATGATTCTTTGCAACTTCCAGAGGCGTCGGACCTAGTAACCCCACGGTTTATGGTCTACGTCTCGAATGATGGATCGGAAGGTATCGCAAGCGACGAGCTAGACCTCGGCGGGGATCAGATTGGGCTATCCCCCCGAGTTGGCGAACCAGCGGAGCGGCGGTCTATTGTTCGACTTGTTGAGCATGATGAAGGGATGCTAGTTCTCGAATGTCGTTAGCAATCATCGAGTTAATCGCGGTCGAATTGGAATCCAGGCTATTGGCTATGGTGGGCGATTCGACTACGTACCCTACCGACGTTCAGGAAGTCAAGCGACCTACTCGATTT